GTACACTCAGAGTGCTATACACTTGGCGAAGGTGGCTATTTTTTGGAGGGCGGCGTCGAACTCGGCGGGGGTATGTACGACAAATGTAAGGGAGCCGGCGCGGGACCATTCCTGGAGGCGGGCGGTCTGCAGGGGGGTGGGGTTCTGGCCGACTTGTTTAAGTTCGATTTCGAACGGAATGCCGCGCCAGACGCCGTGGATATCGGGATCGCCGGCGGTGGCGAAGGCGGAGCCGTGGCGTTTGCGGTAGGCCAGGGTTGAGTCTGTCATGCGCAACTTTTTCAGGCGGCGGAGAACGGTAGTTTGAAGGGAATGTTCGAGGGGCGGCACGGGGAGGCTCCCGCCCCAGCATAGAACGGCAGGTGGCTCACCCGGTGAGCCTGTTTAAGCTCCTTGCGTTGCGTCGACTGGTCGTGTCCTGCCGTGCGCCGCGCCTGGCCGCGCCGCGCGGAATTCTCCTTGTCTTGCCGTGCCCCGCCAGATCCTGCCGCGTCTAGCCTAGCCGCGCCCTACCGCGCCTAGCCGCGCGTCGCCGCGCCAGTTCTTGCCCCGTGCAGCCTGGCGGCGCCATGCCGCGCCGCGAAGCGCAGCCCCGCCGCGAAGGATGAGTGCCGATATTTCCTTGCCATGTCTGGTCTAGCCCCGCCAAGCGATGTCTAGCGTGGCCCCGCCAAGCCCCGCCGGGGCCGTGCCTGGCGTCGTCAAGCCCAGCCAAGCCCCGCCCCGGTGAACCGGATGATAGCATCTGTCTTTGTCTTGCCTCGCTTATGCCAAGCCAAGCCTTGCCACGCTGCGCCTAGCCACGCCCTGCTGCGCCGAGCGGCGCCCTGCCGCGCCTTAGTGGAACCGGATGATGGCATCTTTTTCTCCTTGTTTCGCGTAGCGCCGCGATGCGTCGCCGCACGTTGTCACGCCTTGCGGGGACTTGCCTTGTCCTGCCGGATCTCGTCTAGCCGCGCCTCATCCGGTCTAGCCGCGCCTAGCCGCGTCAGGCGCTGCCTTGTGGATCTGGCGTTTGATGGCGTTTTTTCCTTGCGTTGTCCTGCCGAGCCGCGCCCAGCCAAGCCGCGCCACGCCTTGCCAGGCCGAGCTGAGCCGGGCCCAGCCCTAGTGGCTTACCGCCGCTCCTTCAAAATCCTGCCACTCCAGGTTCTTCACCACGAAGCGGCCGTAATAGCCGTTCTTGGCGGGGCGGAAGCGGCCGATGCCGATAAAGGAGCCGGCATCGGACAGATGGCTATGGAAGACGTCTTCGGTGATGGCGCCGTCGAGGATATAAAACGTGACGGCGCCCTGCCAGCGGGCGATCAGCGGAAAGCATTTTTCGACGCGCCGGCCGCTTCCGGGGACGCCGTCCGGGGGGACGAACAGCCATTCCCCCGGCACCTCGTCGGCCCGGTCCGGCAATACCAGCCTGTCCATGCATAAGATGCCGCTCTGGAAGCGTTTGGTGTAGGTGGCGTTGCCCTTGCCGGGGATCTTTTCCGAGCGGTATTTGGCGATGTCGCTCAAGCAGTTTTTCCAGGCCATGGGCGGAACGAAGACAAAGCCGTCCTCGGTCACGTGCATGCGGTTGCGCCAGGTGCGTTTCTCGTATTCCCCGAACAGTTCATGGCTGTTTTTGGGGACCTGCTCCTCTGAGTAGTACCGCGATTGGCTGTAGTTGGATATGCTTTCCAGTGTTGCGATGGCTCGTTTCATCATGGGGTTACTCCTTGTTGTGTGGTTGAGGGTCATGGAGTAGCTGCTGCATGGCGTTCAAGGTTGCCTCAAGCGGAAGCTTCGATTCCGCTTGAGCGACCTTGCCTTCCAGCTTTCGCATGCGCGACTCCGTAGTGCTGGCATGGATCATCGCCAGCAAACTGAGAAGGGTGTTCTGGCGCAGCCGGCCGTCGGGCTGGAGTCTTTCCGGGCGCGCCACGGCGACCCGTGCGGCGCCGCGGTGGGAGGCGCGCCGGATGCGCACCACGGTCTGCTGCCCGGTCATGACGATTTCCGTATCGGAAAGTCTTTTCAGCCCTTCTTTGTAGATGGTGCCGAAGACGATCTGCATGTCCCGCTGGACGATGCGGCGGGCGCTCAGCAGGGCCTGCCGGCCTTCGGTCTGGATGTCCTTGTGGATCAGAGCGGAGAGCTGCTGGTAGGTGAGGATGTCTCCGACCTGGCTTTCGGCCATGGCGCGGCACAGCGTCTGGACGTCGATCGAGGCGATGAAATTGGGGCGATTCATGTTCGTTTTTCCTTTCCGGCGGCCATCAGGCCGAATTCGCCCGTGCCGACGAACTCGACTTCGTTGAAGCTGTGGACCAGGGCTTTAAATTCGGCGCCGCGGCGGACGGTGAATTCGCCGCAGGGGGCGAAGGTCTGGTTCGGGCCGGGGGCCACGAACAGGCGGCAGAGGACATGTTCGCCTGCCGGCGAGAAGCGGACGCGAAAGAGCATAGGGTCAGTCCTCCTTCCTTCGCCGCGCGCGTTTCACACGGACCGTCACGCGGATCGCCCGGCAGCGTGGGCAGGGCACCACCACGTCTGGGCCTTCTGCGTCGATGACCTGGATGACGACGCGCAGGCCGCCGCAGCGGGGACAGGCGCCGGGCGGGATCGGCTCAGGCGGCGTGAACAGCGAGCGCGGCCATTCGCGGCCGTGAAATTCGACTTTGGGGCTCATAAACACCTCATTTCATCGGAATCGGCCGCGCGTGCCATTTCATGTCAGCCAGCATGCGGTCGCGGATTTTCCAGGGCGCAGCCGCCGCCCGCGTGTCAGCCATCATTTGCTCGAGCACATTCATGGGCACCGGCTCGCCGGCGATCTGGCGCAGTTTGTAGTGGTCAGGGATCCCTGGGCCGTCGAGGTAGCGCACTTCGAGCGTGCCCAGCTCGAGCGCAGCGAGCGCCTGCCGGATCTGCGGGCAGTCGCGGTCGCTCCAGATACCCACCATGGGCGCATCGCCGATCAGGCGCACGCCGGCGGTGTTGAGCAGCGTCAAGGCGGCGCCGGCGCGCTCGGGTGTCAGTCCTCCGGGCCAAGCTTCTGCTGGGGGCATATGAACCTCTCCTTGAGGCATTCGACAATCTCGCGCAGGCAGGCTTCGGCGGACTCTGACGGGATGCCGATGATGTAGATCAGGCTCTCTCCGCCGCAGGCCTTCGTTCCCTTAAAATGCGGGGGCGTGTACTTGTGATAGAGACTGAAAATGAATTCCGCCTGGGCCTCCGTCATGGAAGAGTTTTGAAAAGCGTAGAGCGGGTCCATGTCCACCGTGATGGTCGAACGCTTGGGGCCGCGCTGGCAGGCGATAAAGGGTCGGCGTCCTCGGCAGCGGTGAAAGTAGGGGTGGCGGACGCGGCGGGCGCCTGGGCTATGGAGCAGAAATCCATCGTGCTCTGCCTGTTCGAGGAGTTCCTCGTACTGCCTCATGCGACCTCCCGGGTGATGGGGGCCGCGCTGTTCTGCCTCTTTTCGTTGCTGTCGCTGTTCTTTGGTCATGGCCGGTCACTCCATTCCTGGTAGCGATCGAAATCGAAATCGCGTGGCTCTATGGCTTTCTCCTGCCGTTCGAGAATCGCCGTCAGGGGGTCCGCGGCCGGCGCCCGCAGCCGTTCGATCGGACGGCCGGTCTCGGCCCACTCGACCAAGGCCTGCGCGCTGGTGAGCGTGCCCCAGCCGCCGCAGGGCGTATCGCTCGAGAACCACGCCACGCGCACGAGCGTCTCCCCGTCCAGATCGAGGAACAGGGGTCGCTGCGCGGCCAGCCAGCGCTTGCGCGGCCACTTCCAGCGAAACGTCACGGGCGTGCGGTTCACCATCGTGAGGCCGTGTTTGGTGGTTCGCCGGAAGTGAAAATTCTTCGCCACCCAGCCGTGGCCATTGAGCACCCAGAGCATATGCGGGCCGTAGAAGGTTTCGCGCTCCGCGATCTCCGCCGGCTTAAGTGGCGAGTTCTGGAATTCGAGGATCCAGCCGGTGGCGCTCTTTACGTCGGCGCGGTGCGGTCCCATCACGATCTCCTGGTGCGCGACCGGAAAGCGCTCCTTCCAGGTGCGGTGCCAGGGTGTCTCTGGTTCGTTCCAGGGGTCGCATTCGTCTGCTTCGTGCGCCCAGTGCTTCATGTAGACGGTGCCGCATTTGGCGATGACTGTGTTACCGCACATCGGGCAGGTTGCGCGTTCGCCCGTCATGCTGGGAGGTTGGCGGCCGGCGGTGGTGTTGGCGTATTGCATATCTTATCCACTGAAGCGCTCTCCGGCGTGATTGACGAAATAGATGTCAGGATTGCAATTGCAGCGCTGGCCGAGATGAACACCGCACCACTCGTCGTGAGTGACGAAGGCGTGCCATAGTCCGGGTGTGGTCGGCACTTTACCTTCGGCTGCGAGGCGCTTTAGTTTGACTAGATAGTTGTGTTCGAGTTCGGTAGTCATAGGTTCCTCCGGTCAAATTGCGGATTCCACATCCACGTGGCGCCCACTTTGGCCAGCACGCCGGCCATCACCAGGCGGTCGCAGATGCGGTACACGGTGGGGCGGGACCAACCCAGTTCGCCGGCCACATCTTTGGCACTAAACGCTTGGTTGCCAAAGGTGAGATGGAGACGCCGGAGGTCGGGATATCTTTCGCACGCCGGCCCGCTCATGATGAAGTCGAAGTCCAAAGTGTCCTCGCGGAAGCGCAGCGCTAGCATTTTGTCCGCCAGGCCGTGTCCCTCTAGCTGGACGCGACGCGCGGTATCGCCTGGCAGCAGGTCCTCGTAGCGCTCGATGGTGAGCAGGGCACCGGTGGCGGCACCCACAGCGAAGGAGCCGGCGGCGCGCATGGTGTGATGCAGATGGGAGCTCGACTTGCTGTAGTGGTGGATCAGGATAATTGTGACGCCTGCCTCTCGCGCCAGGTCGGCCAGCTGGCGCAGCTCGTCCATCTCGGCCTTGACAAAGTCGGCGTGGTTGACGCGCGCGCCGCGTAGGGCTGTAAGGGAATCGAGGATGATGACTCCGAGCTTCAATTCTTTGATTTTTTTGCGCAGCCACCCGGTAAACTCCTCTCCAAATTCAAAATCGCTATTTGCCACGTAGTGGATGGGTGCGCCGGGGCGACTGGCGCGGCACTTGAGCTCGAGTTCCTTGAGCGCGGTTTCACCGTTGGGGTCGTCTTTCTCGACGACGAGCACGCCGCGCTGCGCGGTCTGGTACTCGCCGAACAGCTCGAGGCCGCTTGCTATCGACATTCCGATCTGTACGGCGAGGACGGTTTTCCCGGATTTGGATGCGCCGGCGATGATATAGAGGGAGGGCGTGTTAACTAGGCCGTCGACTAGTTGCTGGGGCATGGGGATCTGTTTCTCGCGCAGCTCGCTGAGCAGACGGGGCTGGATATGGTCGTAGTTGATCTTCTGCTTGGCGGCTTTGGCCCTGGCTGCGGGGCGCCCCTCGAGTTCCAGCCAGTCGAGCACCTTTTTTAAGACTTTTTCCTCGTAAATCTCCTGGAGGTGCGGAATGCCGGTGATCTCGCCCCCGTCGTCATACCGCTGGAAGGTGGATTCCACCTCGCGCTCGGCAGCCGCCAGGTTCGCCCGCTCGCCCCACAAGATGCGATAAATGGAGCGCACCACGCGGCAGGCGTCCTCGAGCAGCCACTTGGCATGGGCTAGCGCGCCGGCCACCGCCAGGAAGAGTTCGTGGCGCCGCCCGTCGCCTGGAGCGTAGCGGCCGAGCAGGGCGCAGGCGGCGATCCGCTTGCCGGCGGTGAGCAGTTCGCCGGCGGCGACTTGCGAGGGATCGCCCGAGTACCCCGGCGTGAACTCGACGACTTCGCCAGAGGGATGAACCGAACCCGGGGCTACCGTCTGGATGCCCACGCCGCCGTTCGCTTTATAGCTGCGGATTTCGAGCAGGCAGGCCTGCTTGTCTCCTATCGGATCCTGGAAGCGCACCGTGCGCACCGGTTCATCGGTGTAGTAGAACGCATGCGAGGACGGCTTCGACTGGCGGCCGTGCAGCCAGTGGGTCTCGGGCAGAAACTCCTGGGCGGCCCACAGCGCTTCTCGGCAGTCGATGTCGACGTCGGTGACGTTCCATGGCGTGCCCAACAGAATTCCGATGTTGAGCTGTTCGCCATTGAAATACTGATCCACGTTGTCCAGGCCGATGCGCAGATTCTGCCAGTCGGGGATCGTGGGGGCCTTCTGCTTATACGGAATGGGAACGACGTTGAAGCCGCGGACCACATAAGAGCGTGCACGTTCGAGCGAGGTCATCGCTCTCTCCTCGTTGGTTTGAAGTCTTAGAACGGGATGTCGTCGGGGTTCCGTTCGTCCGGCCCGGGCGGCGGCGGAGCCTCGACCCCCTCATCTACGATTTCGTAAGCGGTGGTGTCGACCACGGCCGGCACCAGCAGCTCGCGCATGCGGTGGTGATAGGGCGCGATGGTCGCACCGAGCGCCGGGTCGAGCTTTACGATGAGTTTGAAGTCGATGCGGGCGTAGTCGATCCCGCCTTCGCTTGACGCGCGCTCGAGGGAGAGGCGGGTGACGCCGCCCCAGTAGCGTGTGCGCGCTGAGGTCAAATTCATCGTATAAGAGGTGAACTTCCTAATTGACGTGGGCGGTACCGATAACAGGTGGGGCAAGGCCTCGCCCTCGAGCAGGATGAGCAGCTGGCGCAGGTCCTTGCAGGCTTGGCCGGTGCCCTTCGAACCGTCGGGGTTGGTGGCGGTGCCGAACTGCGCGAAGGGGCAGTCGGCGCAGGGGCCGCCGGGATCCCCCACCCCGCGGAAGCCGTCGGTCGAGGTGCAGTCGGGCGGTTTCTTGCCGGCACCCTTGCGACCGTAAGGGATCTTCCAGTAGGCTCGGGCATGCCGCGTGGCCATGATGATGCCGTCGAGCGTGCGCGCCGAGCGCTCGCCCGACGCGCCCTCTACGCGGAATTCGAGGCCCCCTCCTGAGGGCACCCGGATGCGCGGGAACATCAGGGGGTTGAAGGCTTCCGAGCCCAGGTTTTCATCGATCAGGGCCAGTGTTTCAGCAATGGCGTCCGGGGCGAACAGCGGATAGGCTTGGGCCGTCTGCGGCGCCAGGATTTCGAGGTTGGTTGGTTTCAATTCGTTGTTCATTGTCTTTTCCTTCTATCGAGAACTTGCAGCCGGTAGCCCGGCCTGATCTCTAAAATGCCGGTCAGGCCGGCCGGCAGCACGGTGAGCACTGCCTGTGGGTCCGCCTCTTCGATGAGGTGATAATGCCCCTCGAGTTCGCGGACGTACTTGGTCAGCGTGCGCGTGTTGAATCCCTCTTTTACGAAGCGTCCCAGGCCGTTGGCTTTGAGCGCCGCGCAGACTACCTGGCGGCTCACGCCCTGAGCCGGGTAGACCCAGGGTTCGCGGACGGGCGACATGGTGAAGCCCTGGATGCGCACCATCTCCCAGCCGCCTTCGCCCAGGTAGGAGAGCAGTAGCGGCTCGAGCGCCTTTAGCTGCGGTTCGATCTCATTCAGCCGATCCTGGAGGCGGCGCTTCTCCGCAGTGAGTTCGGCGAAGCGGGCAAAGTTTTCATATTCCGGGCGTTCGACGTCTAATTCAACAGCGGCAGACGGTGGCATGATTCGGCTCCTTTTTGCTTTAGTTCGTGCAAAACTCTATCGACCAGTTCCTCGCGCCGCTCGACCGCTACGAGCACGTACTCATCGATCGAGTGCCGCACTTGCAGGTGGTAATAGACGCAGGGCCGCTGCTGCGGCGGCCGGCGGATTCGCGCGCGCGACTGCAGGTAGTCGGCCAGCGAAAAACCGAGCGAGTAGTAGACCGCAATGTGGGCGCGCGTCAGGTCGACGCCGACGCCGCCGGCGCGGATCTGCACGCCAAGAATCGTGGGCGCTCCTTCGCCGCCCTTCTGCCAGACCGCCAGTTCGTCGCGCGCGCCGGAAAGCTCCGCTGAGCGGCGTTTCTGTTTGTGGGCGGCGCGGTGGATCGCGCGTAGATCGGAGGAAAAGACGGCGAACACCACCACTGGTTCCTCAGGCGGGAGATCACTGAAAAAATCCTCGAGCAGCTCCTCTTTGGCGCTGTCTACGTGATGCTCTAGGCCCTGATCATCAGGCAGCGTGCCGCCAGTGATCTGCTGCAGGCGCAGCAGGCGCACCAGGGGGTTGGCGGCGGTGGCCGGGTCGGTGTCGAGGAGCGCGATCATCTTCTCCTCCATCTCCTGGTAGATCCGGGCGCCTTCGCTCGACATGTAGCAGGAGAGTACCTGGTCGAGCTCGGGCGGCAGGTCGAGCACCGAGTTGTCGACGCGGAAGGTGACAGCGGCCATGCGCTGCTCGAGTTCGTCGAGGTTCCGCCAGCCGACTATTTCGCGGTCGTAGTAGCCGCCCATCACGGCATAGCGGGCGCGGAATTCGCCGAAGGTGGGCTCGAGCAGGCGCGGGTCCAGATACCGGAACTGCGCCCAGATGTTGAGCGGGCTGTGCGGCAGCGGCGTGCCGGTGAGCGCCAGGCGGTAGTGGGCGCGCAGCCCCAACCGTGCGGCCCAGCGCGAGGTGCGGCCGCTCGGATTCGAGATTCTGTGGGATTCGTCCAGGATCACCAGCGGCCAGGCCTGCTGTACGATCCAGCTGGCCAGTGGCTCGATGCGCGCGCTCTCGTAGTTGACTGCGATTACCAGGCGCTGCGTCTGGGCGCGACTCCACGTCACCATCTGCTGGGCGCGCGCGGCTTTTTGGGCGACGCTGCCGGCCGAGTCATCGAGTGCCAGGACGGTATAGGGCTCGCGAGAGAACTGCGCGAACTGGCGGCGCCATACGTCCACCACGCGCAGCGGAGATACAACCAGCGCCAGCTTTGCCTCGAGTTCGTGGGCGATTTCGACGGCCAGCCGCGACTTGCCGGTGCCCATATCCATGGCGAGCAGGGTGCCGCGGCGCCCCGCGCTGCGCCGTTCGCGCCAAAATCCAAGCGCCGCCTGCTGGTGTCGCCACAGGTCCGTCATACGAGTAGCTGCTCCGCAACGCTGAGGGCCAGCAGAACCGACAACTCCTCGTCGGTGTAGGGCGCCTGGGGTTCTCGCAAGCGGTGAATCAGTACCCGTAGTACTTGTCCGACCAACTCGTGGGAGTGCAACCAGTTCGCCAGGGCTAGTACGTCAATATGATTTAAATATTTATCGTTTTCCTGTATATTGGGCGAAGCGAGGGTGGGGATCGGGTCTTGCCGCATATACGTCAGGGTCTTTCCGCCTGTTCGGATGAGGCCGAAATAGGCTGCGTTTGACGCTAACTAGGGAACGATTCGATTGTGCTCGTGATGCGAGTGCTTGTCAACGCGATTTTGTATCACAGCGTGAATCGAACGGTAATGGATATGAAAAAAAACACGAAGAAAAATCGGCCGAAAAACGCTGAGACGGCCGTGGTTGGGGCGGTGCCATTCGTCCCAAAGAATAAACCGGTGCGCCGCGGTCCGAGAAAAGAGAAGGTGCAGATCTCGGTCCGTATTTCGAAGGCGTATATGGATCTGGCCTACGCCCACATCAAGCGCACCAATACGCGCATCACAGACATTCTGGAGCGCGGTCTGGTGCTGGCTATGAGCGAGGAGAACCGCCTGGCACCGATCGCGAGCGAGGTGCGCTTTCTGGTCGCCAACACCACCCGGGAACAGCAGCGGGTGTTGCGGAATGCCTTAGCCTGGCTGGCGATCCCTGAGGTGCAGGAGTTGTCGCCATCGGAAGCGTTTACGCGCCGGTTGTTTCTGGAGAGCACCGATCTTGCGAGTTCGCTTGCCCAATACGACAAGGCCATCGAACTCTACAGCCGTTATGGGCACTTCTCCGAGCAGCCTGCGCCGCCGGAACTGAGCCCGTCCCGGTGAGGCGGGATCGTCTGCGCCCTATCTCCTGTATCCCGTTGCGGGCTATAATCGTTCGCAAATGCTGTCGAAACAGCGGCGACAGGAAAAGGTGCGGCAGGTGCTCCACGAATTTAAGACGGGAGAACTGCATAGCGGCTCGAAGCGCGGCCCCCTCGTCCGCAACCGCCGCCAAGCTGTAGCCATTGCGCTCAATCAGGCGCGGAGGGCCAAGTAGATGGCTACGGCCGCAGCCTATCCTGTCTTCGATATCGCGGAAATCTGCCAGGAGGCGAGCGATCGTGCCGGCATCGACTTTCGCTCCGGCTATGCCCTGCGCAGTGCGCGCCGCGCGCTCGAACTCCTGCTGATCGAGTGGGCCAACCGCGGCCTGAACCTGTGGACCATCGAGGGCCCTACCACCATCGACCTCACCCCCGGCGTCTACCGCTACAACCTGCCGGAAAACACGGTGGACCTGATCGAGCACAATCTGCGCACCTGGCACGGCGGTGCGGAGCAGCATTCCGATTTGCCGCTGACGCGCTTCACGGTTTCCGAATATGCCGTGATCCCCAATAAATTCTCGCAGGGCCGGCCCTCCATCATCTCCATCCGCCGCGCCATCCAGCCGTATTTCGTGCTGTGGCAGGTGCCGTCGCCGTTTCCGGCCTACCAGGTGGTCTACTGGCGGCTGCGCCGCATGCGGCCCATGCCGGCCGGGGGCACCGGGGTGCCGGATATCCCCTGGCGCTTCGTCAACGCCCTGATCGCGGGCATGGCCTTTTACATGAGTTTGAAGTCGACCGATCCCAAGGTGATGCCGAAGATTCAACTCTTGAAGCAGGAGTACGAGGAGCAGTTCGGCCTGGCGAGCGACGAGGACCGCGATCGGGCCTCGTTCCAGTTCGTGCCGTTCAACTATACCTGGATGTCGCGATGAGCCACGTATCGCCAAAATTTGCAGCGGGTAAATATGCCTGGGGGAACTGCGACGTCTGCGCCATCCGCTGCCGGCTGACCGAGCTCAAGCCCACCACGCGCCTCGGCCGGTTGACGGGTCTGTTGGCTTGTCCCACCTGCTGGGATAACGACCATCCGCAGAATTTTCTGCCGCGCTACGTGCGCAATGATGCACAGGCCCTGCGCAACCCGCGGCCGGATACCGGCAAGGATGCTTCGCGCCGCCTGTTTCCGCCCGGCAACTGGATCCACGGCCGGCCTCCTTCAGACGATCGCGTCGAGGCCTCCGAGCTTGAGATTCGCGCCGAGCACCTACGGCAACATACCCTCTTCCTCCGTGAGGAGGAGGTGCAACGTAAGCGACAAAGGAGTTTCTGATGCGATTGCGCAGTCCACGGCGATTTCAGGCGGGCGGATTCAATCCGCTGACGGCGAATGCGATGGCCGGCGCTCCGGCCGGCTTGGGAGCCGCTGCCGCTCCCGGTCTCAACCCGGCGGCCATCCAGGCGGCTCTGTTGCAGCGGCAGATGGGTGGTGCCGGCTTGCCCGGCGCCGGCATTTCGGGCGCCGCGCCTTCTATCCCGGCCAATCCCATGGCGCAGCAACTGGCGGCACGCGGTGCGGTGCCGACGCCGAGCGCTATGACGGGGGCTGCGGTGACGCCCGGCACGTCGATGCCGGGGGCCTTTGCCGGCGCTCCCGGTGGTGTGATGCCGGGGCCAGGATTTCTGGGCGGTGTGGCTCCGGCAGGAGCGGCCTTACCCGGCGCGACCATGGGGATGGCGCGTGGCGGTCCGGTGGCGCGGCGCGATATTTACCCGGACGAAGTCATGCAGTGGGGCGACACGCCGCCCTGGGACTACACCAATAGCGATCAGGATGTCTTTCCGGTGCGACCCACCCGGAAAGCGCGAGGAGGACGTGTGTCGAAACTAGTGCCCGTCAACGAGCGCCGCGGTCCGGGTATGATGCACCAGCTCGGCCCTTCCATGCCGGCGGTGAACCGGCCCGATCCGGAGCGCCGCTTCGATTCTGCCGCAGTACCTTCGCACGGCATCCGTGTGGGCGTGCCGCATTTCGATTCCGCGCATGTCGACCAGACCAAGAATGTCGCCCGCCAGAATGCGGGTCGCAAGTCGGGCGCGAGTGTGACGCGGCGAGCGCGCGGCGGCCGCGTCTTCAATTCGACCGATTCGGTGGCTGAGAACCTGCCGACCGCCCCAGAGCGGAGAGCGGGGCCGGGCGTGCTACGGCGCCGTCCGCGCAACCTGCCGCCGCCGGTGGCGTTCGATCGCGACCAGCTCAGTCCCACGCCGGCCGCGACCGCAGGTGCGCCCTTTCCGACTCCCACGCCGCCCGCTCCCACCGCACCTGCCGGGATGCGCCGCGGCGGCCGCTGGAAGGGCGGGGCCAAAAAGAAAGCTCGGGGTGGTGTGGTGCGGCGGGTGCCGCCCGCGCGGCCGGGGATTGCGGAGCGAAACCGTCAGGAAGGCGAGGGTCGGAGGCCTGCTCCGGGAATGGCCGAGGGCGGCAAGTGGATCGCTGGTGCCATCCGGCGTCCCGGTGCTCTGCGGAAATCCCTCGGTATCAAGGCCGGGGAGACGATCCCGGCGAAGAAGCTTAGCCGGGCCGCCAGGGCGCCGGGCAAGCTGGGCCAGCGTGCGCGCCTGGCGATCACGCTGCGGTCGTTCCATAAGGCCAAGGGCGGCGCTTGCGTCGAGGACAAGGACAGAGACCGCATGCGCCAGGGCGGGGTGCTGGTGCCCCCATCGCGTGCTGCCGCCCAGGCGCGCCGCAAAGAGGAAGCTGGCAAACGCCAGGGTGGGGTGCTGGTGCCCCCGTCCCGCGCTGCCGCCAAGGCGCGCCGCCAGGAGGAAGCCGGCAAGCGCCAGGGTGGGCGGGTGCTAGTGCCTCCGTCGCGCGCTGCTGCCAAGGCGCGCCGCAAAGAGGAAGGGATGGCTGCCGGCGGTGCCGCCAAACAGCGTCGCGGCTTCCCCAACACCATCCCGCCGCCCAAGCCGGCCATCCGTCGCGCTTCTGGCGGCCGCATGCGCGGCACCGGCATCGCGGAGCGGGGCGTGCACTTCTCGGGGATCTACTAAGGTGTGGCGGAGGGCGGATGACCTATACGGAACTGCGTGCGGTCATTCAGACGTATTCTCTCGATTTCGAGGCCTCCTTCGTCTCGAACATCGACCTGTTCATCCGCCTGTCCGAAGCTCGCCTGCGTTTCCATGTCCGCCTGCCTAACCTGCGGAAAGACGTTTCCGGGTCGTTGACTGCGGGCGAGCAGCTGCTGGCGGTGCCCACGGATTTCCTGGCGCCCGATTCCCTGCAGATCGTCGAGCCCGACGGCACGTTGAGCTATGCGCTCAATAAAGACCCGGAATTCATCGACGAGTGCTATCCCAACGAATCGATCCAGGGTCTGCCGCGCTTTTATGCGTATATCAACCATCATTCCCTGAAGCTCGGCCCCACGCCGGATGCGGATTATCCGGTCAATATGGGCTACTTCTACGAGCCGCAGTCGATCACGGTGGTCGGCAGCACCTGGCTGGGAGATCACTTCGAGCATGCGCTGGTGAGTGGCGCCTTGGTCGAGGCGGCCAAGTTCATGAAGGCCGAGGACAACCTGTACGTGCGCTACAGCCAGGCCTTCACCGAGGATCTGCAGATGGATTTAAGCCACGCCAAGGGGAGGACCAAAAAGGATACGTATCAGGAGCCGGACGCGAGGATGGAAATATGATCTCTGGCTCTGCCGTCTGCACGTCGTTCAAGAGCGAGCTGCTGTGTGGCCGCCACGCTTTTGATGACGATGATTTTTACATGGCGCTTTATACGGCAGCGGCGCCGCTCGATCCGGACGTCACCACGCACTACGTGGTGGACGGTGAGATTACGGCGCCGGGCTATACGGCGGGCGGTCAGCTCCTGCTTATGCCGCAGATACTGGGGATGGCGCGCATCGCCTACATCACGTTTGACGATCCGATCTGGCCGAACAGCTCGATCGTGGCGCGCGGTGCGCTGATCTATAACGCGAGCTACGGGAATGCCGCCGTGTGCATTCTCGATTTCGGACGCGATCAGAGGTCCAACCAGGGCACTTTTCAGGTGCAGCTGCCGCCTGCCGGCCCTCTGACCGCTCTGGTGCGCATTGCATGACGCCCGTGGTTCCATCGCCGGTGAATGTGATGGTCCCGGTGGCCACGCCGGCCCTGGCCGTCCAGCTGGGCCACGTGCAGGTCCGGGGTATGTGGCAGGTGTGGCTGGAGGTGCCGCCGCTTTCCTGGCGGGCGCGCCGCACGGCGCGGGTGCGCTGGGGTCCGGTCGGGCCTCTGATCCATCCGCAGATCTGGCGGGACGAAGGACTCTAAATGCCATCCAGCTACACGCAGAACCTGGGAATCGAGCAGCCCGCCACCGGCGAGCAGGCGAACACCTGGGGGATCACCGCCAACCGCAACTACACCACGCTGGACATGGCTGCCCGCGGCAATGCCCAGGTGACGCTCTCGAGTTCCACTTTTCAGCTGAAGATCGATCCGGGAGCGGATGCTCCGCTGGGGGCCAACGCGCTGCTCATCTGGAGCGGCCAGCTTTCCGCCCAGGGTTCGGTGGTGATGGATCCGGATCCCGGCACCCGGCAGCACCTGTACCTGATGCAAAACCGCACGCTGGGCGGTTTCGGGGTGGCTTTCCGGCAGGGTTCAGGCAGCCAGTTCGTGCTGCAGAACGGCTATGATGCGCTGATCTATTCGGACGGCCTGGGCGCGGGTTCCAACGTGGCTGCGGCTCTGGCCAATCCGCAGTTCGCCAATATGCTCGTGACTGGTGCCCTGAATGTGACGGGTACGGTGATGGGTGTTCTGAACGTGACGGGCAGCATCGGGATCGATGCGGCGCAAGTGCCCGATCCGCTGACCATTGCGGGCTTGGGCACGCACTCGTGGGGGCAGTTGCGCCTGGTCGGGGGTGGCTACGGGGTATTGCTCCACAACAACGGCACTACTTTCTACCTGCTGTTGACAGCGGCGAATGATCCTTATGGCGCCTGGGCTGGGTCGGCGCTTTTCGCGGCCGATCTGGCGAGCCATGCGGTGGGCATCGGCGGCTGGGGGCCGAATCCCAGCTTTGCTCTTTCGGCGACTACCGTCCATATGGCTGCGGCTACCGTGGATGGTGCCGTGGTCGCCGGCAGTGTGGTCAGCGGCAATACGCTCACCGTCCAGAGCGGCGGAGTCAACGCCACCGGCCGCAGCCTGTTTATCGATGCCGAGCCGTACATTATCGGTCTCGAATATCCGGGCGCGGCGCTTACATATGTCGGCACCAATTCCGCCAGCCAGTTCCAGGTTTCCAACCAGGGCGGCGCTTCGCTCTTCATGGTGGATCAGTCGGGGAATGCGTCGATTGTGGCTTCGCTGACCGTCAATGGCTTGATCCATAGCACTTCGGGCGGCATCCAGTTCCCCGACGGCACGGTGCAGACGACGGCGGTGGTGGGCCTGAACGTGGTGCCGCATTCGGTGGGCCGGACTTGCGGCGCTGTCTACCCGAATCCTGCGTCCACCGTGATGTTCGTGAATGCGGTGACCTGGGAAAATAATTCTCACGCTCTGTCGGCTCTGGTCGGTCCCGGGGGCAATCCTACGATAAAGGTGGCCGAGGGCAACACCCCGAACGGCATGATTCAAGTGTTTTTTCTGGTTCCGGTGGGCTGGTCCTATCAGCTCGTATCGACGTCCGGGAACATACCCACGTACCTGGCGACGGAGTGGTACTGAGCCATGACGACCATCCGGGATACGGTCACTTACGTGGACGGCTCGACGGCCCAGGGCAAGATTATTCTGACGTGGCCGCCGTTCCAGTTCGCTGGGGTGGCTGTGGCCGGCGGCCAGCAGGAGTACCCCATCGTCGACGGGGTGGTGACCATCACCGTTTTCCCGAATATCGGCGCGCAGCCGCTGGGGATCTACTACACGGCCACCTACGAACTCGACAAGGGCGCGGTGTATGACGAGTTCTGGATTGTGCCTTCGCAGGCCACGGTCTCGATCGCGACCGTGCGCGTCGAGGTCCCAACGACTCCCTCCATCATGATCAACGCGCAGCAGCTGACCAGCTCGGGGGCGCTGGCGGGCCAGTTTCTGGGCTGGAGCGGCGCCAACTGGGTGCCCATGTACGTCTCGAACTTCAATTGCGCGGTGCGCTCTTTTTTCGGGCGCATGGGCGACGTCCTGCCGCAGACCGGCGACTACACGGTCGATCAGATCACGGGCGCCGTCTCCCAGACGCGGCAGATCCTGGCGGGGACGGGTCTGGCCGGCGGCGGCAATTTGAGCGCGGACGTCACGCTGTCGGTGGTGGACAACACCACCGTGCAGAAGATCGAAGCGTCTGCGGATGGCACGGTCTACGCTAGGCGCAAGCAGCTCAACTTCGTTTCAGGTACGGATATCCTGATTACCGTCCAGGATCAACCGGGCAGCGATCGCGCTGACGTGCATTTCATTGTGACGGGCTCGGGCGGCGGTGCCGCGCCCGGCGTCTACGGGATCAACGGTCAGCCGATCGGGACCGAGGTCTTTTTGAACCTGATCCAGGGCGACAACATCGAGTTGAGCGGTGTCGATGTGCCGGGAGCAACGCCGGGCTCAGGCCGGGTGGACATCACCATCACCGGAACCGCCCAGACCACCAATCCGGCAGGGTCGAGCGGCCAAGTGCAGTTCAATCTGGCGGGCCAGTTTGCCGCCTCGTCCAATTTGTATTACGACAGTGCCAATGTGCGGCTGGGAATCGGGACGGCGAGTCCGCTGGCAACCTTACATGTCCATGCCGGTGTGGATCGGAATTTACAAGCAGGGGTTACGGGTAACGTGGTTACAGGTGCGTTCGTATTGGGCGCTGTGAACGATGCGAGCACCGCCAATATCCCGCTCGAATTGCGGGCCTTGCCGGTGGTGGTCGGCAGAAGTGGACCCATCTATACGCCGGTGTATGGAGGCGTCTACGATATCCCGGAAATGATGGTGGCCCAGGTTGATTCTGCCACAACCATGACCAACGCCAAAGGGCCGCTAGTGCTGGCCAATCTCAATAGCAATCCGAACGTGTCTGCCGCGATTCTATTTGGCACTCCGGGCAGCAACGGATACATCTATGCCAATGCGACGATTGCCGGACAGTTCGTGGCCCGTAGCGCCGGCTATTCGCAGACTGACTTGGTTTTCTCTACCGGACAAGCCGGGGGTCCAAATGAGCGGATGCGGATCACGTCAGGCGGCCCGGTTGGCATCGGAACATCGACTCCGGTGGCCAGATTGGATGTCGTGGGTGACTTGCGTCTCGCAACATTCAATGGGGGTCAATTTTATATGTCGACTCCTCCCGGTGGGCCGACCGCACTGCA